ATCCCCGAGCGCAGCGGGACTCTCCTCGTCGAGGAGACCCGCTCTTTCATGGGGGCTCCCGAGGCTGACTCTCGTCGAGCTCCCGGCGCCGGTCGTCAGAGCCTCTCGAGCTTCAACCGGTCTAGCCTCACCTTCAAGGCGGAGATTCACTCCTTCGAGGACTCCATCGCTATGGAGGACATCGAGGATTCGCAGTATCCCGGCACCGAGGAGGCGCGGAGCGCCCGCAAGGTTCGCCGGGCTCTCCTCCTCGCTCAGGAGAAGCGCTGCGCTGATCTGCTCTTCGGCTCGAGCTTCACGAGCGCGACGCCCGGGACGAAGTTCGACGCCGCTGGCGCAGAGCCGCTGACCTATATCCATCAGCAGCTCGACACGCTCCGCGCGACGAATCATGGCATCTCCGCCGACACCATCGTCCTCGGCTACAACGTGTTCCGCGCGCTCGCTCGGAACCCGGAGATCCGGAGCTTCGTGGGTGACAGCAGCCAGGGGGTCGCCAGCGGGAATCGCATCCTTGCGGACGACGCTGTCCTCGAGGTGCTCCGCTCCGTCCTCGCTGTCCCGAACGTCTACGTTGGCTCCGCTCGCCGCGAGACCGCTATCCCCGGCGCGACCAGCTCCGAGGCGGACATCTGGAACACCGAGACCATCGGCCTCTATATCCTCCGCGGCTCCGACGCTATCGCGCAGAAGTCAGGCGGAGTCAAAGCGCTTCCGGTCGCTGCGCTCAATATGCAGTACAAGGGCCTCCAGGCTGGTCAGTATGACAGCCTCGACCTCGTGAGGCGTCACGTCTGGGGTGAGCACGTTCAGCAGTTCCGCCTCGTCGACGCTGATCGCGGTCTCCGCCTCACTGACTGCCTGACCTAGTGTTATGGGCTGCCTCTACTGCTCTCACGTTCGCCTCGCCGAAGAGGACGCGGACGCGGTCGCGATCAACGACCTAACTCGCCAGATCCGAGCGGCGACGGACAAGCGTCTGATTCGCCAACTGCGGGCGACTAGAGGGCAACTACAGGTAGAGGCAAGCCTAGAGCGGGGACTTCGTCGAGCTCTTCGGAAGAGCAAGCGAGAAGTCGTCGCCGCGGTCAAAGCAGCCGCGGAAAGAGGCGGGCTCGAGGAGCTCCGCCGGATGCGTCGTGACGAGATGTCGGCGTGGCTCCTCGATCAGGGGCTCGCCGAGTCGGTCTTTGAGGTCACTGACGCAGAACGGGAGACGCTGGCTAATGTCGAGGAGCTCCTCCTCACCTCCGTTGACGGCTTCGATATCGCAGCCGTCGGAGGGATAGGGTCAGCGCTGGCTCAAGACACCGTCGAGGGTATCTTCGACGACGTCATCCTCCCAGATACTCAGCGAGCGGTAAGAGACGCGCTCTCCTCCGCTGAATTCAGCGCCGAGCCTTCAGCTGTCATCAGCTCGCTCGACGCTGCTCTACGCTCCGCCGAGGGGAGACAAATCACCGAGGCGCGGACCAGACTCACCTCATTTGGGCGAGAGCTCACAGCGGTCGCCGCGGAGGCAGCTGGTCTCGACCATTATCTCTACACCGGACCCCTCGACGGCATAACGCGCTCATTTTGTCGCGAGCTCGTCGGGAAAGTCTTCACCTCCAGCCAGATCGGCCAGATGAGGAATTATCAGCTCGAGCCCGTGCTAGTGCGAGGCGGCGGCTATAACTGTCGTCATTCCTGGTCGCCCGTCAGCGAGGAGCTGATAGACTCGGCCAACCTCGACCGGGGGACCGACGCCGAGGTGAGACGAGCAAACGAGAAAGCGAGGAGAGCAAGATGAGCTTTCAAGACTTCCTGTCAAAGCTAGGTCCTCTCTCGTGGAGCCTTCATAATCTGATAGCTCATCCGGTCTCCGAGCTGGTTTACCTTTTAGGCGCTAAGCGGCTTTCAGCATGGATTCATGACGTGACTATCCCGACTCATGAGCCGGAAGAGGGGCGAGGATGAAGGCAGCGCAGAATAAGGACTACCTTTTCCGATGGTCGGCGCCCTTCCCGCTGAACGGATCGCCGAGCCTCGCCTATGTCCTCCCCGACGGGACCACGCGAGGCCCCTCCTCGATGACGGTCGCTCATGCTGATGTCACCGTCACCGCTCTCGGAGCTGATCGGCGCACGCTGACGCTGAGCGCGAGCGAGAGCGCCGCGTCTCTCGTCGGTGTCGGTCCCGGTCGGGCGTGGCTGATCACCGCGGAGGACGGCTATCTCGGCGTGACGGTCCTCCGCGTCGACGGGACCACCGCTATCCTCGGCGATGTCCTCCCGCGTGGTCTAGCGCTCACGGCGAGCGCGACGCTCTCGTGGGCGCGATGGGAGGCGACGATACCGGCCGCCGATACGGCGACGCGTGGGCTGATCAACACGACGGTCGCCTATGTCACGGCCGAGGCACCCACGAATCGATTCAAGATTCAGAAGGGAACGGTCGAGGTCGTCCGGCGCCCTTTCGATTCCGGCCTGACTCACTCCTCCCTCGTGTCGGCCATGCCCCAGCTCGCCGACATGGTCCCGCGGCGTCAGCAAGACCTCTCGCCTCAGGTCGAGGCAGCGCTCGAGGAGCTCCGGCTATACGTCCGCGACGACCTCCTCGCTGACCAGACCGAAGATGACATCTTTAACCCGGAGGTGTTCCTCGAGGCTCACCGCTACCTCGCCGCCGCTCGGGTCTATGAGATGGTCGCTCAGCTCGACGTCGCCGAGAAGATGAGGGAGCGCGCGCTCGCGCTCTTCGACCGAGCGATGCGTCAGCTCACCCTCGACACCGACGACGACGGCATCATCGACAGCGACGAGATCAACCTCCGGCGAGCCGGGGGCAAGGTCACCGACGCTCGAGGCACCTTCTCCCTTCCATCGGTCCAACCGACGCAGCGGGAGAAAGACATCGCCATCGAGTTCCCGCGCTGGCGAGGGATGCAGCACTAATGGGGGCCCGCGTTCGGGTGAACCTGAGCATCCCCGCGCTATGGAGCGTGCGAGATAGTATGGCATCGGCCGCCGATACTATAGCGCTGGTCCGTCTCCGGACCTATGCGGGCAAAGACACCCAAGATCGACCCTTCACCGGCTACTCTGTTAAGCCGATATGGGTCGGCTTTAAAGGGGCTCGTCTTACCCCTAAGGGCGGAAAGAAGACGCCTAAGGGGATGAGGTTCGAGGGAGGCTATCGGGAGTATAAGCAGAAGAGCCGCCTCCGGACGACCGGAGGAGCCAACCAGACGGCCGAGGTTGACCTCACCCTCTCCGGCGCGCTCATGAACAATCTCGTGACGACCAAGGCGACCAAGACCAGCTATACCATCGGCCTCTCCTCCGCGGTCCGTCATTATGGATACTTCGTCAATGAGAAGCGCCCTTTCATCGGCTTATCGAAGACCGACCAGCGAAAGTTGACGGATGCCATCGCCGCTCGGATTAGAAAGAAGCTGTCATGAGTCAGGGTATCGCGAGCGCCTTCTCCTTTCTGGTTGATCGCCTCCAGGCGCTCACCCCAAAGACCGACGCGTCGCAGGGCTTCGTATGCGTCGACCCGGCGAATGGTCAAGAGCTGCTCACCGACCGGCGCCCTAACACGCTCCGCCTCTTCGAACTCCGCGTCACGACCTATCCTCACGACGATGGACAATCCGGTATCACCGGGAGGAAGAGGCTCACCGCGGAGCTCCGCGTCCGCTACGACATTCCCCGCGATGTCGGCCTCCTCGAGCGCATCGTCGGAGAGGACAGCTCACAGCTCGTGAACTCGCTCCGCGATCCGGCATACTCTCTGGCGACAACGGGCATCACTTCGCTCATCACCGGCGAGGCCTCGACCGCTCCAATTCTCGATGAGGCGGGGAATCCAGCGGCTCTCCTCCTCATCGTCCCCTTCGACCTGCTTTACGCGGAGGCGTTCTAATGGCTGTCACTCATCGCTCGCTCTCGATTGCCACCGAGAGCTCCTTCGGGTCGCTCGACTCTTCGACCGGCGCTCCCTCTCCCTCGGGGCTCTCCTTTGTCTCTATCCCGTGCGAGCGGGACCCCATCGTTGTTCCAGGCGAGGCGCCGGTCTCCGAGCGGACCGAGGCGCGAGACGGTCCTCATGGTCTCCCTCCGGAGCTCGATACGACCTATATCGGCGGGACAAAGCAGCAACGACGCACCGGGACGGTGACGGTCCGCTGTGACTTTACGACGCTCGGGACCGGTTCGAATTACGCGGCAACCGCGCTCGGTCGGCTCCTCTCCGCTGGCTTCTCGACGACCATTCCCGGCGCTGAGAGCGACGCTGTGAGCGCTGCGGTGAGTGATAACCGCTACACCCCGACGACGCTCGGAAACTATAAGCTCGGCGGCCTCATCGGCCTCGAGATTAACGGCCGCGCGGAGTATGCCCACGTGACCTCGGAGAACGCGAGCGGAACGGGGAATATCGGTTACTCGCCGGCCTTCTCCCGAGCGCTGACCTCCTCCGATACGGTCCGCCTTCTCCAGACTTGGTACACCGCAAAGGGGACCGCGAGCGGAGCGGTCGGGAGCTCCGTCGCCTTCCGGATCGACGGCGTCGGCGTTCGCTCCTATGCCTACGGGTGCAAGATGGAGAGCCTCGCTCTCTCCGTCGATGGCGGGCGCCTCATGGGAGACTTCACCTTCCAGGCGGCTCACATCGAGGACGACCATGGGAGCGCGACGGGACCGATTGAGCCGGTCGCGAATGATGGCGCGACGCCCCACTTCCGGAGCTGCTACGTCGTTGTCTCCGACGCTGCCTCGACGTCGCGGACTGACATCAGCGGAGACAATGGGGATGAGCACGCTCGGGTCACCTTCGACGTC